AGAACTATTGAGGGCATAGGCGCAGGATCAATTTCGCAAGTACAACCTGATGCTGGAGCTATAAAAACAATCACAACACAAGCAGAGTATGATGCTTTAGAAGAAGGCGAAGAATATATTACTAACGGCATAAGATACAAAAAGGGTGAGTAATGGCAAAAAATCCATTTGGAGATTCGCCTTTACAACAAAATCCTTTTGGCGATACACCAGTTGATATCATTCTTCCATATCTTCCTACTCGTATAAGTCCTTTTGAAAAAAAAGAAAAATTAGGTTTTGCAAAAAATTTATTTAGAACTTTAGGCGGTGCTGCGCGGGATATAGCACAATCTACAATAGATTTAGCACAAGATATTGGACCAAGTGGTCCAGGTTTTGTTTTTGGTGATGATCCAAATACACCTGAAATAGAAAAAGGAATTAGATTTACAAAAGATGTTGGTGACGCAAGGATTAAATTACCAACAGTTCCAGAGCCAACATATTTTGCAGGTCCTTTTGCGCGTGATGTTGCAACCTTTGTTCCTGCATTTACAAAAGTAGGCAGTCTGGCATCTGGTATTACAGCAACAACAACAAAACAAAAAATTGCAAAAGGCGCTGGTATAGGTGCTATTGCTGAACAGTTTGCTTTTAGTCCTTATGAACAAAGAGTATCTAATTTAATACAATCAAAACTACCAAACCCTGTTACAGAATATTTACAAGCAGATCCTAATGATAAAAGTGCTGAAGCAAGATTTAAAATGGCCTTAGAGGGTGCAGCGCTAGGTGTTCCTGTAGATGCCGCTTTGCGAACTATTGGCAAACTAAGAGCAGCTAAAAAAGAAAATGATGTTGTAGAACAAATACAAGAAACACAAAAAACACAAGAGCCTTTAGTGGTACAAGATACACCACAAGAAGTTATTGCAGAAGGTACGCCTCTTGGCGCAGCGATAGAACAACCCACGCCAAAAAATAAAATGTTACCGCCTAGTTTACGAAACCCAGATCCAAGACAAAGGCCAGAAGTTTTGACTGTAAGAAGTTTGCTTAAAGGCAGAGTTCCAAGAAATGATCCTGATTTTGAAGAAATAGCATCAGCGCTTGGTTATGATAAATCAAATTTTCCTTTAGCATATACAGCACCAAATGCGCCAATAGATCCCTCCACTGGTAGAGCAAAATCAGGTGTTGCTGATGAACTATTAGGTGAACTTGATGAATTAAATTTTTTTCAAGGTACTGGTAAAGGTTTGAAAGAAACTGAGGGCAAACCAACAGAATTAATGCCAAGTGATTTGTTTGAAGCATTAGAGAAAAACACAGCCTTGCCACAGTTTGAACCAGAAATGATTAGATATTATGAAAAACAAAAAGAGATTGATAATATTCTAGAAACTTTAGAGGCTGAAAACATAGATCCACAAGGATTAAGTAATGAACAATTAGACAAAGTGCTAAACAAAATATTCGAAAGGGATAATGCAATAGCAAATGTAGTAGATCAACAAGAAAAATTAGCTATATCCAAACAACAAACTGATGAAATATACCAAGAAATGATGGCTATGGAAAAAAGCAGATCAATTACCTTGGATGATCTTGATGTAATACCACCACGAAATACTATAGATGATGTTCCAGAATCATTTACATCAAAAGATGTTGGTTTTAGTACAAGGCCAGAGAGATCCATAGAAAACATAGGCGAAGAAAAATTTGCTGGTAACATTAATCTAACAAAAATCAATGAGCCAAATGAAATCAAAGATATTATAAACAAAATCGCTACTGACAATGATAGTTTTTTAGATGCCAGAAGAAATGTAGTAAAGTTTGGTAGCAAAGGTGAAAACCTAGAGGCACTTGCTAGAGATTTAGGTTATTCAGACGATACATTATTTAAAAGAAAGGTTGGACAGGCTTTTAATTCAGAACAGGCTTATGCAGCCAGAATATTGTTTGACGAAGCAATATCTGAAGCATACGATCTTGCAAAAATTGCAAAAGATGTAAACGCATCACAGGTTGACCTAATTAATTTTCAGGTTGCTATGGCCCGTGCGGCAGCAATACAAGAACAAATAGCTGGTATTACTGCTGAAGCTGGTAGGGCCTTACGATCTTTTAGAGAAAGTGTTGGACCTGCATCTGGTAAAAGCCCAAAAGAGAGAGATAAATTAATAAAAGAATTTGTTGCTTTGAAAGGCGGTGATGATGTAATAAAAGATATAGCAAACAAAATGAGTTTGTTAGACGATCCAGCTGCGTTAGCAAAATTTACCAGAGATCAATACAAGCCGACATTTTTAGATTACATACAAGAGTTTTGGATCAATGCTTTGTTATCTTCACCATCAACACACATTGTCAACACGCTTTCAAATACACTTGTTGCTGGCCTTACACCTATAGAATATATTACAGCAGCAGCAATAGGTAAGGTGCGTGGCGGTGAAAACATTGTTACATTTGGCGAGGCTGGAGCAAGAGTATTAGGTACTTTATATGGAACGATAGACGGCCTGCGCGCGGCTGGTAGGGCTATTGTAACTGGCGAAGCAGTAGATCCGCTTACAAAACTAGAACTCAATAGACAAGAAACAATACCAGGTATTTTAGGTAGGGTAGTCAGATTGCCAGGCACGGCACTTGTTGCAGAAGATGCTTTTTTCAAATCTATTGGTTACAGACAAGAGTTGTGGGGCAGAGCGTTTAGACAATCACAAAAAGAAAAGAAAGGATTAAAAAGGGCTTACGAAATTATGCGTAACCCAGAAGAACTAGCACCAGATATTCATATTGACGCAATAGACGCTGGTAGATACGGGACTTTTACAAACCCATTGGCTACGGCTGGACAGGCTTTTCAAAAAATTGTGCAAAGATACCCAGCACTTAGATTTATTACGCCTTTTATAAGAACTCCAGTCAACATAGTAAACTACGCTTTTGAGCGTACGCCTGCTGGATTGTTGGGTGAAAGGTATAAAAGAGCCATACAACAAGGTGGTGAGGTAGCAGATTTGCAAAGAGCAAAATTAGCTGTCGGTGCTGCCATTGGTAGTTCTGTATTGTATTATGCAAACTCTGGCCTTATAACTGGTCGTGGTCCTACTGACAGCAGAGAAAAATCAATCTTGATGGAAACAGGATGGCAACCATATTCACTTAGAATTGGTGATAAATATTATAGTTATAATAGATTTGAGCCAGTTGGTATTCTTTTTGGTATAACCGCAGATATATCTGACATTGGTAAATATGTTGATAGACAGCTTACAGCCGAGGAAAATGTAGAACTTGGTAAGCTGATGTCTATGATGGCTGCATCATTCTCAGAAAACATTACAAACAAAACTTTTTTGACTGGTCTTAGTGACACTATTGAAATGATTAATGATCCAGATAGATATGGCGAAGCTACAATACAAAGGTTTGTTTCTAGTTTTGTGCCTACATTTACATACTACGAAAGGAAAGCTGACGATCCTGTAATAAGAGATGTTCAAACTTTTAGTGATAGTTTTGTAAATAGATTTCCAGAAATTGTTGGTGCAACTGGCGCTCGTACCTCTGTTGATCTGCCACCAAAAAGAAATGTGTTTGGAGAAATAAGAAGATTTACACCAACATTTGATCCCTTGGGTGGTAGATATTCACCTGTAAGAGTATCAACTGTAACAGATGATGTTGTATTTAATGAGTTTGTAAACCTAGGCTATACGCCACCTTTCCCAAAAAGAACTATCGGTAATGTAAAACTTACACCGCAACAATACGAGACATTGTTAGCAAATCAACAGATTTTAGGAACAAAACAAATTATTGCTACCTTAGTTACATCACCTGGATATAACAGATTGACAACATCTGCAAAACAAGATGCTATTGCAAAAATATTTAGAACAAATCAAGAGAAAGCCAGACAAATGTTACAAGGACAATATCCAGAAATAGTGCAAAAAGAAATACAAGAAACTATAGAAGCTATACAAAATTAATCAATAGTTACTTCAATTGTGTACTTGCCTATGTTTTCGCCTTCTTGATCCACGCCGTAAACCATTTCTAATTCTAAATCAATAAAGTGCTTGGCCTTCATAAGGTCTTTTATTCTATCTTCTTTACCGCCTTTGTTTCTGGTTATGTATTTAAGTGTACTGCCTAAGTTATAACTTAGTTTATTTGCATATATATATTCTATTGGTTGTATGATATGCTGTTTGTAATGGTCGCCGTCAACTTGGTTGTTGGTTGCCAGTCTATCTATTGATTGATCCCACTCATCAATGTTATTTTTTTTCATATTTTTTCTCCACTTTAAGTAATATTATGCTATATTAACACTTATATATAAAAAAAGGGAAAATTATGGAAATATTTGAATCTGATGACAAAATTACTTTTGACATTTCCAAGACTATAGACGCAAACGAATTAGCTGAACGCTGGGGCGTAACAAAAAAATCTATAGACAATAGACGACAAAGAGGACAAGGACCAAACTATTTTAAGATAGGTGGTAAGATAAGATACGATCTCAAAGATGTTGTCAGAATGGAACAAGAATCTTATAGATCCATAAATGGCTCACGCATTACTAAGTCCTAGTGCAGCAAAGATTTGGATGTCCTGTCCAGGGATGCCAAAACTTGCGCAACAAGTAGAATACAAGGTAGGCGTGCCAGCCGCAACGGGTACATTGATACACGAAATGGTAGAAACATTATTAAAAGGGAGATTACAAAATTTGACGCTTGAAGAATACTATCTTGGTAGTACACATCATGTTGAAGATTTTGATATTACAGTAGATCAAGACATGGTTGATTGTGCAAAAGTATATGTAGAATATATTGACAAGCGCATGCACGATCTTGATATAGCCAGACCACTCATTGAAGAAAAAGTAAATATGCCAGAGATACACAATGAGTTATGGGGAACGGCTGACGCTATATTATTAAGTAAAAACCATTTAGAAATAGTTGATTTAAAATCTGGTAAATGGGCTGTTGAGCCTGACAATCCACAGTTACGCATTTATGCTTTAGGTGCATTATCTCGTTATGGTAACGAAGATACACAAGTTCAAATGACCATTGTGCAGCCAAGAGGTTGGCACAAAGATGGCCATATCCGATCATACTACATATCAGCCATAAACTTGGTTGAATGGGGCTATGAAACTTTAAAGCCAGCCGCAGAGGCATGTTTTGAAGAAATACCTACATATAATTATAGTGAAGCTGGCTGTCGCTGGTGTAATGCTAAGAGTATATGTAATACTTATAACTCAAAAAAAAGGGAGAATGTAAATGTCTAAAAAAGATAATACACAACAAGATGTGCCAGAAGCACCAAAAAACACAATACAATTTGGGGACGGCCCTGAATATGTTGTTGATAAAATGCCAAACGAAGCAAAGGTTTTGTTTGCTCGTTGGCAGGAAAAAAAACAAGCGTTAGCTATGGTTGACAATAACAGGGATGATCTAATGATTATTCTTGCACAATATGAAGTGCGAATGAAAACTATATTAGAAGCTGACAAAAAAGAGGAATC